GTTGGTGTTGACGGAACAATACAATCTCCATCATTTGTACATCCAACACCTTGTGAAACGAATTCTAAACCATTATAGAAACGAACAAGGTTACCACCCACAACAAAGTATGGCTGAACAGTTGAACAAAGTAATATACTCTCCTCGATTGAGCCAGGTCCCGGACTTACCATTAAAGCATTAAATGGAACTCTCGTAATTTCACCGTCATAAGGTACGTATTGTACTTCTAAACCTTCTTCAAACGTCTCACTAATCTCATATGTTAATATGTAACACGTACCAATTGTTGGTGACGGAGTCACTGTCATAGTAGGTGTAATAGTTGGGGTGATTGTTAACGTAGGTGTTATCGTCGGCGTATGTGTCGGAGTTATAGTTAACGTTGGTGTTACCGTTACAGTTGGTGTAATGGTCAATGTAGGTGTAATGGTCAACGTAGGTGTTATCGTCGGCGTATGTGTCGGAGTTATAGTTAACGTTGGTGTTATAGTCGGCGTAATTGTAGGTGTCGGTGTTACTGGCATTATACAATCACCATCTACCGAGCAATATGTTCCTTGTGATTCAAATTCATATCCGTTATAGAAACGAACAAGGTTACCACCCACCACAAAGAAAGGTATCGTTGTTGAACATAATAAGATACTTTCTTCTGTCGAGCCAGGTCCCACATTTACCAAGAAACTTGAGAATGGTACATTCATTAATGAACCACCATATGGTGTGTATTGAACTTCTAATTCAGGTTCGAAATATGTGCCACTTTCATATGTTAAAATGTAACATGTACCGATTGTTGGTGTAATTGTTACTGTAGGTGTTACCGTCATCGTTGGAGTAATTGTCAACGTTGGGGTAATTGTAGGGGTTACCGTTATTGTCGGTGTTATAGTAGGACTAACCGTTACCGTTGGGGTAATTGTTAGTGTTGGGGTAATAGTCAACGTAGGTGTAACTGTAGGAGTTGGTGTTGGTGGGTTATATCCAACTTCGATGTCACATGGTTCATTGTGTAAATAAATGTTTAATGTATCATCAGGAACCGTCACCTTTACCCCTAAACCTGTAGTTAGTTGGGTGTACGTTAATCCCGATGCCAAACCACCTAAATCAGTTAATGTTGCAAGGTTTGCAGGATTTACTGAATTGTAAAAAATACTATATGGACCTTGTGAAGTCCCTCCTGTGATTAATATGTTAAAATATCTTGCCATTATCTATTACACCGGTTCGGTACAAATATTTTGTATTGCTGTTATTATGTCTGTACCACTAAATCCTGAAGAAACTAAACCATTAGTATCAGTTGCTAATGTGTAAAGTGCATTAGTTCCAGCGGTTGTCATCAATAACACTCTTACATTATTATTATTTAATTGTGGAATTAAATTGTTAATGAATGTTATATCTGTTGTATTATAATTATCATCGTTACCACTTGGTACGTTATCGGTAATTAATATGATTAACTTAGAAACATTACTTCTAAATGTTCCCGCAAATCCATCAGTTCCAATTAAATCAATACCCATATCACTTGGTTCAGGTCCACCAACACCAAATCCTAATGGGAATGACGTTGTGTTTAATTTATTTAATTGTGTTGTAAATGATGATTCATTATTCGTACTCATCATTTCAAGTGCGGTAATCCACTGAGATGCACCTATACCAACATTGATATACTTTTGTGATGAAGGTAATGATGTGTAATCTACTTTTGTACTATAATTTGAAGTAGTACTACTTGTATATTCATCAAATATCACTAATCCCATTCTATAGTTGTTTGCAGATTCTGTAACAATTGTGTTGGCAATTGATGATATTGTTGATTTGATGTTATTAATTGCTCCACCCATGCTTCCTGTATAGTCAACCAAGAACACTACATCCATACCCGCCTCACATGTTGCATATTCACCCGGAACTTCAGGAACTACTTCAGTAAATGAAGCTTCAAATGAACAATCAGGTGTCGGTGTTAATGTTGGGGTAACAGTTAATGTTGGAGTGATTGTTAATGTTGGAGTAATTGTAGGGGTAATTGTTGGTGTCGGTGTTACTGGCATTATACAATCACCATCAACTGTACATTGTGTTCCTTGAGATACAAATTCGTATCCGTTATAGAATCTAACCACATTACCACCAACTACAAATTGTGGTTGTGTTGTAGAACAAAGTAAAATACTCTCTTCATTTGAACCCGGTCCAATATAATACATTAATGTATTGAATGGTACCGTGGTTATTGTACTATTATATGGTGTGTAAATTACCTCTAATTCCGTTTCAAATTCAGTTCCAATCTCATATGTTAAGATATAACAATCACCAATTGTTGGAGTCGGAGTTACCGTCATCGTTGGTGTGATGGTAGGACTAGCCGTCATTGTTGGTGTGATTGTCGGTGTTATCGTCAATGTAGGTGTGATAGTAGGAGTAACTGTTGGAGTAGGTGTTAATGGCATCAAACAGTCTCCATCGATAGTGCATTGTGTTCCTTGAGATATAAACTCATACTCACCATAGAAACGAACCGCACTTCCTCCAATAACGAATTGAGGTTGAGTTGTTGAACAAAGTAATATACTTTCTTCACTTGAACCCGGTCCACTATTAACCATTAGACTTGTAAATGGTACATTTGTCAATGAACCATTATACGGAGTGTATTGAATTTCTAATTCACCTTCAAATGGATAACCCACTTCATATGTTAAGATGTAACAATCACCAATTGTAGGTGTTGGGGTCACTGTCATTGTCGGTGTTATAGTGGGTGTAATTGTCAACGTAGGTGTTATAGTAGGACTAACAGTTACCGTTGGGGTAATCGTAGGAGTCACTGTAGGTGTTGGTGTCAATGGCATCAAACAATCTACATCACCTGTACATTCACCACCTAATGAAACAAATTCATAATCACCATAATAACGAACAGGACTACCTCCCACTACAAATAATGGTTGTGTTGTTGAACACAATAAAATACTTTCTTCTGTTGAGCCAGGTCCACCGTTAACCATCAAACTATTGAATAGTACAACGGTCAATATTCCATCGTATGGTGTGTATTGAACCTCCAATTCACTCTCAAACGGATAACCCGCTTCATATGTCATTATATAACATGTACCTATTGTTGGTGTTAACGTTACCGTAGGTGACGGAGTCATCGTAGGTGTGATTGTCAACGTAGGTGTTATAGTAGGTGTAACCGTTAATGTAGGTGTTAAAGTCTCAGTATATGTCGGAGTAACCGTTTGACTATATGTCGGAGTTATAGTTAACGTCGGAGTAATAGTAGGAGTTACCGTTTGTGTATAGGTAGGTGTTATCGTCTGACTATACGTTGGTGTAATAGTCGGAGTAATTGTCACCGTCGGTGTTATTGTTTGAGTATATGTTGGAGTTAAAGTCGGTGTTGGTGTTGGACTCTTTGTAATTGTCGGTGTAGGGGTATTCGTAGTATAGAACGCCTCTGCATCAATCACAAAATCACATGTAGAAACATCAACAAAGAAGTCACAGTCAACACATGTTACGTTATTGTCAAAATCAATTGTCTGATGTAATTGATTTGTTTCACATAAAATAACTTGATTATCCAAACTACCGTTGATGATGTTTATTGTGTCATCCTCGATTAAATTTCCATCATAACTAAAGTTAAAGTTGTAATATAAATCGGTTTCACAATAATTTAAATCAACTGATAATACTTCAAGTAACTCACCTGTTTTTGAAATTAAATAATCACCGTTTGTTGGTATTGGTGTAGATGTTGTACAACATGGTTCGATGACATCTGTTTTTCTCACTTGTAATTCCTCAGGGAAACGACAATCAAAATGGAATGTAGTTTCACTTGGTGTTCCGTAGTTTTCAACATCGTAATTGGTGTAGATTTTAAATTGAGTGGTAGGTAAAACTGTAATAGTGTGTTCACCATTCGTTGGGTCGTCAACTGTTACCGTATTTTGTTTTATTGAACCTAAACACTCGATACTTTCTACACGTATCTTTTTGTAATCGAATATGAACGAATATCCATCAGTATTTGCATCTACAAATTGTTGGTAACTAAAATTAGAACATGATTTCATGTCCACAGCCAATACGTAATCACCAACGTTTAATTCTGCTGGTGAAATTTGAGTAATTTGAGATGAAATAATATAATTTAATATATCGTCTTTTGTTGTACCACTATTAATAGTTAAACCACTATTAATTAACCACATGGCACTATCAGCCAATAAACCATAGTTTAAAGGTTTGGTAAATACCACATTTGGTTCTAATGTGAACCCCGTATAATTGTCACAATAAACCGTAGAACTTTGTGATGAAATAGGGTTGTCGATTCCTGATTCGTATCCAATAATTGTAATTGCCTCAGTATGACTTTTATCACATGGGTCATGAACAATCTTACGATGTAATCCATCAACTTTGAATTTTAATTCATTATTGGATGCATCTATAACATTGAAAGTTATTGTATCAGTTTCTGATACACCAGGTATCATAAATTGACACTCACTAATTTTTTCGATTGTGACATCGGCATTTTCATTGTATTGATTAATACAATTTGCGTAGATGTTCAATGACCAATCGTGTGTTGTTGGCGCAATCTGTCCGTCAAAATATAAAATTACATCACTTGTTAGAGTTACTCCAGTTTCAACATCACAATGACCAATACCATCACCGGTAATAGTCACACCGATTTCATCATCAGTTTTCTCGATATCGAATCCACTTTCAAATCTATAATCAAAAAATTCTTTTACCGAACAATCAGATATACCATATTTTATTGATGAGAATCTAATCTTTTCTACACCATCAACATCGATAAAGAATTCATGTTGTAGTAATGGGATTGATTCAAGATAATATAATTGATTTTCCGCATTTAAATACGGTTCATAATCTTCATATCCTGCAGAATTACGATTTATTGTAACAGTGGCTAATAAATTAGTAATTGCGGTTCTCCACAATTCCTTAATTTTTGCAATATCGGGAGATAGATAATCTTTGTATTCACATATAAGTGGAAGTTTAGTTGTACTATTACTTGTTAAACTTGTACAACCTGTAATTGGCATCGGATTGAATAGTTTTGCACTATTCGTCGTGTTTGTTGTTCCACTAACAACAATTGTCATTCCTGATGTTAAAAATTCATAATCAGGACCACCATATACAACACCATCGATTTCAATAACAGGATAATATGTAACACCTGTTAAATTGATTAACCCTCTGAAGTTCTCTTCCTCACCCAACATCGTCTCCAAATCCTCTTCGATTGCGGTTTCAAAAGATGGGTATAAGTTCTCAACAAATTGTAATGGTTGACAACCATAAATGTATGGATATTTTGACCTACCAAATGAGTTATTTTCAACTAAATTACCTCCTGTCCATAATGTGGTTGCTGGAACTAATTGTTCCACTAATTGTACCCAATATGGTGACATTTTAACCACGAACTCATTTACATCAATAAATGTGTAAGGTGTGAATCCATTTTGATTAATATAATCTCTATAGATGTCTTCAAGTACAATGTAATTCTTCTTGTACTTTATTGTGTGTGAATTCTTAATTACACTATGAATAAACTTATCCAAGAATTCAGCAAAGGTCACACCTGTTTGTGGTGGTAAATTGTTATCGGTACCAAAAGAAATTGAAAGGTTTCTACCTTTAGTGTAGATATCAAAATCAATTGCTCTTGATGGTGATAGGTGAATGTGTATATTTTTTCTATTAAGAATATATGACGAATTTTCATCTGTAGCATGACTCTTTACGTTGTCAATTTCAGATGTTAATCCAAATCCAGTATCTAATCCCGGTAATGTCCTGAAAACATCAAAATAATCTTCACCATAAGTGTATGGTTTATTTTTGGTTTTGATTGTTTTTGTTCTTCCCGTTAATACAGATGTATCTGAATCAATAATAGTCGTTGAGCGGTGGTCAAGTGTGATATCAAACCAACCCGAACCTTTTTCAAAGAATATATCGTCAGTACCATTAATTGCTCTTCTTGGTAAACCTGTAGTTGGGTCAACAGGGTATCCTTCTCTATCGAAATTAGTTACACCTGTTAAAGTTGTTTTTGTGTATGTATATCCCGTAATATCAAACTCACCGATAACATAAACCTTATCACCTTGGATAACGTCGTAAATGTCTTGTTCAAGATTTTCACTTGAAGGTAATGATGTTACTTTATAGACATACTCATCTATTTTAATTAATGGTTCAGGTGCACCTAAGAATTTTAAAAAGAATTCAATTGATGCTCTCGTACCTTTAGATTTAAAGATGTACGCTAAATTGATTAATAATCTTCTATAGAATTCGGACTCAGCATCTACTAAATTGTATCCCGTAGACACACCTTGGTAGTTTGAATCGATTCTTGTATATAAAACATCATCAACTGATTTCTCATCAAATAATGATGTCGTTGATAATCCAAGATTTTCTGATAAGTTTTTTAATAGAATATCGGGTAAGTTATTGATACCATCGTAACTCACATTTCTCATGTAAGCAATGTTGTCAATATATTTCTTTACCTTATCGAAACTTTGCCCATATAATTGGAAAACACTTTCGGCTCTTCTATCCTCACTATCAAATTCAAATAATTGCGGTGATGCTAAAAATCTAACCATTAAATTAGATTTGTATGTGTCTATTTCATCACAAACATCACTTAATTTCTCGATATAACTATCGTAATCAAGACCAACAATTTTAATGTTCCAACCATCACTCGACATCGGCCAAGTATATTCAACATTAACCAATGTTGTTTTACTACCAGCTTCGTTATCACGAGGTACTTGGAATCTTGTTGTATAAATTGGGTTAGTGTCTCTGTTTAATAGAGATTCTTCTAAATCATCCAATCCTGAGAAAAATTCCTCAACAACACCATCATTTGGTCTAATTAAAAAATTATCACTATAATTTGATGTTCCACTGAATGGATTCCCATCCACAATTAATCTAATTTGATTAGATGAATTAGGTTCAGTGTATTGAATAATTGGATATGACTCGTTATTAACAACAATTACGTACTTGTTAAATGACGAATAGAAATTTCTTAGTTCGTTTTCTGTTGTCGGCTTAATAACACTTGTAGGTTCAACTAATGAAATATCAAATGGATTGAATAATTTATTAGTTTCAATGTAAAAAGTGGTTCTTTTTAAATTGTTATCAAATGTAGAATTAAATGCAGAATATGCGTTTGAACCAATAGGACTATCACCCTCAACATTTAAACCCGCGGGGAATCTATTGATAATTCTTGTGATTGAAACTAAGATTCGACTTCTTAGAGAACCAAATAATGATTTATCTGCATTCTTTTTATTACTCCTAAATCTTAATGTCTTTTTCTTTTCGGACGATGAAACTGATGTTGGTGTTTCAGTTTTTTCCTCTTTTAAACTTTCTAATGTAATAAACTCAGAAAATGGGTTAGTTCTAAAACTTTTACTATCCTTCTCAGGAATAGTTTTATCGATATCGAAGCTCGTATTGGTTAGTGCAGGACTACCCGTAGTGATTTGTCTTCCAACTAAATTATCACTAAATGTATCTGCCCCACTAGCCGCTTGACTCGGTACTTTTGTTTTAGCCATTATTCTGTAATAGTATCAAAGTTTAGTGTTTCATCAATATCAGTTCTTTCTTCACGAACTTCATATAGAGTTTCATTAAACTCATCTTTAACTTCATAAAGATTGTACTGTTTATAAATGTTGTTATTGTTATCGTAAATTGTGTAGATACCTTGAGAAACCGCCTTACTTTGATTACCATAAAGTGCGTGTGCCAATGTACTAGCATCATGCTCAACCATTTCAATCTCAAGTGTTGTTGGATTGAAGTATGAATTGGTTAAAATAATCTTTTGTGATGGTGTACCAATAAACGGAACCGTATTTGGTTTGTTTGTAGGTGCGGATGACGGTGTTACCGTCAAAAACATCAGGTTTGTTGCTTGTTCACTATATTGGTATCTGATAGCCTTTTGAGATGTACTCGTTAAGTTTGAAACTACCGGTGTGCAGTAAAAGGAAGATGTGACAATTCTGTAGAAATTTGAAATCTTTTTATTGTCAGTCGTGTTGATGTATTCAATTCTATAACCAACCAATCCTTGAGGTGTGAACTTATTTCTATCACCTGAAGGAACGTTACTTAAATCAATCACCAAACCTCTAACGGATGGTAACGATGCTAAGATTCCACAGTCAGTAATTGTTGTACGAATTTGTTTTGGTCTAATGTGAAGGGTGTACACACCTAAATCAGAAAAATCGGTAGAACCTAATTTTAAATTATACATACCACCTAAAATTTCTACGTTAGGTGCATTTGCGTCATCCGTTGTGTCCGAATTATGGTAAACGGGTGTAAGTACTTCACTTGACTCTAATTTTTTTAAAGTTGCAGTAGCGGTGCTAAGTCTATTTTCAACATAGTGAAAGAAGATTTCTACATCTTCAGGAGAAACATCCGCTGGTCTAACAATTCCGTAACTTCCTACTGCCATGGTTTTTTATTAATAAATATAAATCTTATTGTTTTCGTATGTTAAAATATCCATTTCCGTAGATATCTAACTCACCTGTGTTATCAATTTCTGATAATCGTAATGTTTTTTCCAAAACTCCTTGTTTTCCTCGTTCAACGAATATGTCCGAATAGATTGATGGTTCATCAATAAATCCTAAGAAATGTTCATTCCTTGTTAACATGTTATTAAACACTTCTTCTTTGGTAAATCCTGTGGTGGAACCTGTTATAGTTGTGATTCCATCAGGATAATCCCTATAAGATAAGTTGTCAATCGTATATGCGCTATATACGATTCCGTCAGTCGTTCCTGTTGTTACGCCAGTGTACGTAGAAGACCCGTACAATTTCTTTTCGTCAATTCGACTTCTACCCATTGCCGCAAATGAAAATGTAGTGTTTCCCGTCGTATTAGTATAGTCTAAATTGTTTAAATAATTTTGGGTTTGTCCCGTATTATTTGTGTAAGGAATAGTGAATCCACTAAAAGTTCCTAAAGGATTAGACACCGTAGTATTTGATGGTACTGTGATGTTCTTTTTGGTTTTAAAACTTGTCCATGGAGTATTGATTGATATTTCAACAGTTTTAACACCAGTAGTAGAATATGTTTTACTTACCGAATTTAGTGTGGTCCCTGTATGAGCACTTAAAACCGATGTGGTTCCGTCACCCCAACTTACCGTAAAATTAATTTCAAGTATTTCAGAAACTTTACTTGTGTCAACCGTATTATATAATTGAACAGTATTCCCTGTTTGGGTATATGAAAAATTACAAATTTGTTCAATTTGTTCCATTGTACCATCAAAACCAACCATAACCCCCATCTCATCGGAAGTTGATTCCAAAAAAACAGGAAGGTTAAATGTTTGACCCGTTCCATTCAATAATATGGTATATAGATTTTTCTCCATTATTTTATTTTCTCATAGAATTTTATTGGGTCAGTATTCTCACCTATTCTCGAACCGATGGTCCCATTGAAACGATATACTTGGTATGAATGGTCTGTTTTATCTATAATCACTTTATAGTATTGGTCTTCGGTTTCATCCATGGTATCATTTAAACCAACATCTTTATTGGTGAAATCCATAACCGAACCGTCTTTTGCATTATAAAATTTAGCGGCCATATAGAAAGTATTTCCCGTTAAATTTGTTTCGTCAAATGCCGATTCGTCAGTAAACCAAAAGAAATACATGTTTTCTTTGTTTCTATAGTTTGAACCACAGAAAACAGGAAAATGTATGTAATCATTAAGTGGGTATGCTCCTCCTGTAGTCCCCGTAAAAAATACCTTTTCACCCAATGGTAATGTTAGGTTTTTTGCAAAAACTAAACGTCTATTAAAATTAGTCGGAGCTTCGTCATTTGGAGTTTTATAGAATTCTAACCTAAAAAAACTCTCAGTCATTTCTTTTCTCATTAACGCATTTTCGGTTAATGTGATATCAACTAAACGATAATCCTGTTCACGGGTAACTCCAGTTAATACGGGATTTAAAGGATTTGAGGTGTCGTACTTATAGTTGTTAAAGTAGAAATAAAACCAAATATCTGTAATTGTGATGTCATCTTTAGTTAGATATGGTTTGTGGATATATCTAACAGTTTCATAATTTTCTACAGGATTTATAATGTCATATAGAATTTCGGTTTCCATAATTTCCGCACTCTCAGTCCACCCCAAATCAGTCTTAAATGTCTGAATTTTAGGTTGTAAAATTGTTTGGTCATTATTTTTTCTTAAAATTTCCACTTAACAATTGAATTTAATTACCTTCTTAATAGAATCTTGTTTATTTGTGTATTGCTTCTCATTACGTAAATAGAATTCAATATCATTTTTTACATAATGGGTATTGTTGATAAAGGGATAATTTGTTCCAAAACCTTCAGGGTCGATAAAACCGTGGTCGTATACATCCCTCCATTTCCATAAGTCCTCATCCTCAAAATATTTTGCATTTTGTGGTAGACCATAAACCTCTTTCGTTCTCGATGTCTCGATATATGGTGACATCTGTCTCAATTTAATCCTGTAATGTGGTTGATAATAAAGACCAACTAAATTATTTGCAGATGCTCCTGAATATGAAGCTGGATTATCTTGGTCGTGGTCGAATACTGAGGTTGGTGTTGTCAATTTATGAAACGCCTCACTAACAACTCTCTCCTTTAATTCTGCTCTATTATATTCAACGAACGCACCTGTTAAGACAGTATCAGGGGTTATTGTTCCTCCTGTGGTAAATGTTCTTAATGGTGGTACTGTGTATGTTCCGTAAGGTATATTTGGTTCCACAGATGTTGTTCCACTAAAATGTTGGTCAATCCATGAATCATGAAAATTAAATTTAAAACCAACTTTAAATGGATAATTGAAGTATCCGTTACCATTTTTAAAAACAACTGATACAAAGACCTCTGTTGGAGTATATCCAAGATTATTGGTTAGTCCTGTAAGAACCAATGGTTCTCTGAAATCATAAATTAACGATTCCATTCTATTCCTAACAACCAAATAATCATTATCACCAACACTATTTTCAAAAACTAATTTCTTTTCGGTTTCCCATATTGGGGATTCAAATCCTACTTTATCAAGTATGTAATCACTTTGTGATGTAAGAACTTTATGTTTGTGTACATAATACGTTGAAGTGGTACCTGTAATATTGTTACGGTTAATACAACGTCTTCCTAAAATTACTGTTGATAATGTGGTTCCTGATGGTAATTCAGATTTATTAATCTCCAAGACATAATTTTCAGAATTAAAGTACGAATCACCAACAGATGTTACCAAGAATGTTCTACCCGATACCGGTACCGAATTATTCATAGTACCTCCCGAAATGATGATATACTCACCACTTTTAAAACCATGTTCTACAGGACTTGTTAATTTCAAAGTACTACCGTTATCTGTTACCCTAAATGGAATACCATCTGAAGCAACGAAACTATAAACAGTATTACCCGATAACGTATATTTCATTGGATAGTTAGTATCCCCTGAGTAAACATATGTCAAAAACAAATTCCAATTGTGAAACGGTGCTGTGGTTGGCGTTGTATCAATGTGACCCGTTTGTCCTGTTATAATTAAATTCTTAGTAAACGCGGTTAAAACATCCGTAGATTCGGGGTCATTGATTTCACGTACCACATCTTCTCTTAAAAATGCAAACTCATTATATGGCATGAAACCATTAAAGTTGTTTCCGGTATCGTCTACTAAATAAAGATTTTTTTGTAAAGGTTGATATGTGGTTGAACCACTAAACATATTACGAAAAACCATTTTAATTTTTCCATGGATTTTGTAATTATTACTTTCGTTTCTTTCTTTGTTAAATAAAACAGACGAATCTAATATTGTTGTTCTATCACCCTCTCTTAATAAATTTTTAGTCTCATCTAAATTTACTTTAATAGTAATGTCTTCATCAATTGCGTTGAAGAATTTTTTAGATGGTAAAACTATTCTTTTCTTATTCATTATTCAGCGGATTTAAATGCACCAAGTGGTCCAAATCTTTTTATAAATTTATCCATACCCGTGTTACCCGGTCTCAATCCAAAATAGAACATAAATGGTGTTGATAGGATTTGTTTAGTTCCCGAATAGTAATCACGTGTCTTTCTAATGATAAAGTCCATAGAATAATCCCAAGCTATAGTATGCCATGTTCCCGCATTACCATATCTCGTATATAACGTACCCGAAACAGGATTGGTAACGGTACCAGAAGAAACATACAAATAAGTAAATCCGGGATATTGGTTATCGTATGTTGTGTGATTATCAGTTGTTTCAATTACATCAAATTCAACCGTATTTGTCACATTTAATCCTGTAAATGTTAGACCATCAAAATCATATGTTATCGGTAATAACAAATATTTGTCAGATGTATCACCTGTGAATACGGTGTAACCATATGTCATCCCTTGTAATGGTTGTAATTGAACTGAAGAATAATCCCAAGATTGGTCATCTTTCGTTCCATCATTATATGCACCAAATCCCGTTCCTTTTTTATCCCATAAGAAGAATGGAACCATTTGTGATGATTCTGTTAATCTACCCGGTTCATTTACACAGGCACGAACTCTTTGACCATCGGCATCAAAATCAAACGTAATTGGTAATGGTCCCCAAACACTACTACCATTTTTGAATACCGTTGGATATGATTCAGGGTCAAGTATTTGGTATGAATATCCAAGATACTTTGGACTTTGTAAATTAAATTCTTCAATACCAATTTCGTTATTAATTGATATTAACTGTAATAAATCTCCGTCGAGAACTTTATTTCCTCTTCCTGAACCTGTGAAACCTCCATTATCGAAAAATTCGTCTAATGCAAACATGTTGTTCTCAGTGTCCATTCGATAGTTAATTGCTAATCCCATGATTTCACCAAAACTTTGGAAGGATGTAGGTCCTATCGACCTTGAAACAGAACAATTTGGGTCAAGTGAAGGGTCAGTACAAATTTCACGAATAAACTCATCTCTTGGTCCTAAATCGACCATGGTTGTTGGTCTATTTAATCTATATTGACCTGTGGTGTATTCTACACCATATCTGTCAGGATTTACCATGTAATTAAAAGGACAAGAACGGTAATAAAATCTTTTTACTGCATCACCTGAACCACCTTCAGATACTTTGTAATAAACAATATCATCACAATATTTTGTCCCTCCGTAGTTTAGGTCTAACGCATCTTCATCGTCCCATCTAACTTTTGCCTTAAATTGGAAGAAGTATAATGACCCACTTAACCAGTTGTCGATAAAACTATAATTCACAATTCCACCACAGAATAATGAACCTACTCTTTTTCTTCTTCTATATTCTTTTAGTATTTCAAAAACTCGACCCGCACTTTGTGTTCCCGGAACAAAATAGAATACCCCATTACTAAATTCTGAATAACCACTTGGCGTTTCAGGGGTATATGTGTCACCACGATATGATGTTGGTAATCTGTAATCACCGTTATTTGATAATTTTGTTGCAGTTATATCCGAACCGGGAGGTAGTGTTGCGGCGGTATACTCTGTTCTACCCGTACCCACATAATATATACTCACAATATCTTCATCATATGGAACGTCATATAATGAACACCCTTCTTCTAATTGGGTTATTATCGACAATGGTGTTTCAGTTTCACCTAAATCACGAATATTACATGAATATGTTGTTGTGTTGTTAAATACGCCGTCAGGGTCGTTTAACGTTAGTGTATATCCTGTAATGTACCCATCAATATCATATCCATAAGTTACACTAAAAAACGTATCAGTAGATGTAGTCCCCGATGATAAACCAATAAGCGTTGTTGTACCCCCTGACGTTGGGGTGTATTCTAAAATATAGTTTTGTTGGTTATCTACAAAATTTTGGACACTATTATATTGGTCCGTATCCCACAATAAAGTGGAACCACTACATGTTCCACCTGTATAAGGATTAGAACTAAAGTAGACATCATTTGCAGTTGATAACTCTCTCGGTGTTTCAACACTAGTACCATAGATATCTATCGTACCCACCTTACAATAATCTACGGTGTCTCCACCGATGGTTGAACCGAATTCACTATCACCTGTACATTCTTCACACTCAGGGTAGTTGATTAAATAAAGTTTTCTTTGAGTTGAGTTTTGGAAACGATATGCAAATTTTCTAATCGTTCTAGCCAATCTTCTAATTGGCCAGAAATCAACCGCATCCGCAAATGAATGTAGAATATATGCTAACGTGTTTGTAAAGAAGAACGTAAATAAATTAATTAAGTGTTCAAATTGTAAAAGAACATCTGCAATTAATAGTTGGAAGGTATAGTTCTTAAACCCATAATTTACAGGTGGGGTAACCGCACTTCCTGAACAATCTTCTTCTTCACTTGGTAATAATTCTTTTAAACCTAAGAATTTATCTTTTCTAAATGTATCGTTATCAAAATATGCACTATGGAATGATGACACCGTATAAACTTTATTATAGTTTAGACGATAGAAAAAATCTTGTGGATAATAAAATCCATCGGTATTATTTAATATGTAATTTTCAACTGCATGTACGGGATAATCATCGTAATTAGTTGAAAACGCATACGATTTATCCATATCATTAGAATACTCTCTAATGTTTGGTACCAAATAATCGGCATTTGCTCTAACTCTCTCTAAACCTTCATCAGATAAACTGATTCTAAATCTATAACATGCCGATGTGGCAATACCTTTATTTGGGTCATTTGTGTATTCATTTTCACCAAACTCATTTGTGTAGATGTAATCCATATTCATGGTTACGGGTATGATGAATGAACCGTCCTCGTCAATATCTTCGTTAAACGCAATCTCTTCTAAAATTGGTCTATATTGGTCATCTTTTTTAGACGTGAATCGTATTGCTTCAATTCTACCTTTACGAGTCGTTAAATCACATTTACGACCCATTTTTCTTCTTGGTTGACAGTTTTTATTTACCGCATTTTTACCGTCATCGGTATATGTCCCCCCAATAAAATACGCCTTAGGTTCAATTCTAATTCCTTTATCCGATAAATCAAAATCACTTCTTGTGATACCAATTTCACATAAATCTTCATTACCCCAAAACGGATATACCTCAATTGTCTTATTGAATGTCACAATTTGTGGTAGGGAATCAATGTCGTCAGATGGTTTAAATTCGTATTCATTTTTAAATTCGTCGACACCTCTTCCTTGACGGATAAAATCATCAGGTCTTAATGAAAAACAACCAATATCGGATAAATCGATATCTACGTGTAATGTTTGAGTACCAAGTGGAACCCCCCATAACATAAAATCACCCGAATCATTTGTTTTTACGGTGTAACGATAGTATTTTTCGTAAACCTCTAAAACTTCTTCTCTGTTTAAGATGTCTGATTGGTCAGGAAAAGTACCTGTTGGTGCATGTCCACCATGTTGTTTTCTTGATGGTAATAAATTATAACGATAGTTCTCATCATTTCTATCACTAACCGTTTTATATGGATATAGTGACGAAATTACGGGGTCTAATTCATCCGTATCTGTTAATGGTACAAAAATAGAAACACGAGCATTTGGTAATCCAAATCCATTGTTTGCTGAAATTCTACCAACAACTACCCCATAATCGGAGCACATCGATGAGTACGCATCTACTTGCGTAAATTTTAGGGATAATATTTCCAATAAATCATAGTCTTGTTTTAACTCAACCATGATTTTTTGGTCCCTACCAATATTTGTGGAAATTCTATGTTTCTGCATCATTTCTATATAAATAGAAATTTATAGGTTTTCCAGAAAAATAAGGAAAAATAAAATTAAAAGGTAGTCGAAGTTAAAGGTCTTACTCTGATTTTTATATCTTTTTGTGGGAATCTAATCTGATAAATTTGATTAGATTTCATAAAGACAGTCATATCAGATTGTTGAATCTCTTTTGTGGTAGTATCTTTATAAGATTGTGCAACTTCGGCAGTTGAATATTCTCCACCAATTTGGTTGAATACTCTAACATCAATTACGTTAACCACACCTGTAACTTGTCCGATGATTTTATTTAAATCACCAACAAATAATGGGTCACCCATTTTACGTTTTTCAATTGCAAAATAATCAACAATATCTTCAACCGCATTCTTGATGATTTCAGTTTGGTTACCGTTTTTATCGATTGTTAAATCAATTTCAAGACCTAAGTCAATTACTTGACCACTTTCAATATCAACGTAATCATTAATCATACGATATTCTGCTAAATAATTAAGGATATTATTCTTTAGTGTTGTTGAAACCGTATCCGAAAGATTACCGTTCTCATCGTATGATAATAATTTAATTTTAACCTTATTATCTTCTTCCATTACATTAACCTTTGCAGGTGCTCCGTAGGTCGATGGCATCGTCTCAATTAATGATTTATAATCATTTAAAGTAACAGCTCTGTTTTGTGCTGCAAAATTGTAACCAATCATATTACGAATTTCTTCAATTGATGGTTGGTCGGACCCTCCAATTGCTGGTGTTACATTTGTTACCGTTAAGGATTGTTGTACTTGTGAATTTATTGAGGAATTAGGACCTGTAATCACAAAATCGATATCATCTATACTTGTGATGACGTTAATACCTAAATTCGTCTCTTTACCCCCACCAATACGATATTTTATGAATACAGTTGTACCCACTTTAGGTAATGCTCCAAGTGACATATTATTCAAATATGTACCTAAACTAACTTTAAGATTTCCTTCAACGTAATTATCCAAATTATCCATTGGATTTACATTTCCCGAACCAAATGTTACCGAAAAATAACCCTCAGGGGTGTATTCTGTTATAAATTTATTTGCAACTGAAATATATTTTCCCGCTTTAAAATTATCTCTATCAGAAGCGCTCGTTGGGTCTTCAATAAAAACTTTTTCTTGGATTAGGGATTTAACTTCATACCATTTATTGGTCGTTGCTAAAAATTCTGAGTTAGTTGGGTTGGTTACAAAGTTAGTACCGTCTTTGTGAATTACTGACGTGATTCCCAAAACATTTTGTTCGGGTAAATAAAGTTTCAAGAATGGTTTTTGGTCAAACTCAGTTATAACTTTTCTAAAGATTCTTGTTGCACCATTTACAACAGCTTCTCTTTTTGTAATTGTATATGAAATTAAACGATTATTACCATCGAAATTAGGTATCTTTAATCTATTTGGTTCACCTTTACTATTGAATGGGTTTGAGAAATCGATATCTTCAATTGTTTCAAATACTTGTCCTCCACCTGAAACTTGTGCCCCCGATTTAATGGTACCCAAGTATCTTTCATCTTCTTTATCACCTCTTACGGGTACGTTTATTGAGAAATCACACAATGCAACTGAAGGTCTGTTACCCGGTAAACGAATACCATATGTTTTTGCAATATGAAACAAAGATTGTCTTTGTTGTGCAAAGTCTAACATTGTTTCTTGCCAAACTCTATCAATGTGAAAATGTAAGTTGTCGGTAACTGCAGCATTTAAATCTAATAAAACAGAATAGATTGATGCGTCATTAGTATTTTTTACTAAATCAGGATAATATTCTTTTGTTAGGTTTACAAGTTCTTGTCTTAAACCCGCAAAATCTCTCGTTGCGTATGATATTTTCTTACCCATATTATATGTTAATAATTATAAAATCTGATGAACTAAATGGTTCATTATTAATGTCGTAATCAAGTCTAACTTTAGCGGTGTATGGTTTAGATGAATGGTCCGAAACTCTAAATAAACGAGAATCGTCATCTTCACTTACACTTGATGGTTCTTCTTCATCTTGGTCCGCCGCGGTTATTCTAATTGATTTAATATCTAAATTCGGGATGTATTTTTTTACTGTCGTTCTTATTTCATCCTCAATCATATTGAACGTAACCACATCATTCGGTTCAAAAATAAATTCGTATAAACGAGTACCAAAATCTGGTAAAAAATATCTTGAACCCCTACGAGTAAGAATTAAATGCAAAAGATTTGCTCTAATCTCTTTCTCGGGACTATCTGTCATATTAAGAAATAAACCCTTTTGACTAAGTCTAAAAGGAAAGTCAATACCGTATGTTGCCATATTCATAAATATAAAGAAAGATGAAATACTAATAAACAAAAAATCCCGACCTAAGCCGGGATTAATTTGGTGTCTCATTATTCACCCCCTGTATTCTGAGACATGGATGCTCAAGGTACGCCTTGACGACAGTATCACTTTGAGGGAGTCACCCATTATCTTATGAACCACATCCTTCACACTCAAATGGTGAATCCATTGGTCTTTGTGGGACCATAGACGCTTCAGGTGTTTGTTCACTAATCAATTGATTATTTGTAGGTGTTTCAAATTGTTGAACTTGTTCAGTAGGTTTAACTGTACTTGTGTCAATACCCAACCCTTTTAATGGGTCAACCGCCGATGTTGTTCTCAAATAGTACATACCTGTTTTCAATCCTAATTTCCATCCATGTAAATGTGCTGCCAATAATTTAGTTTTATTAGCATTTGCAATAAATAAGTTTAATGACTGTGATTGGTCAATATAAATTGACCTATTTGCTGCCATGTTTAATATTCTTTTTTGAGACATTTCCCAAACAGTTTTAAACACTTCCTTAATGTCTGTTGGGATTTCAGGAATATTTTGAACTGACCCATTTTCAAGAATTAATTTCTTTCTGATTTCATCAGACCAAATACCTTTATCAAGTAAAGTTTTAACAAGATGTTTGTTTACAACAATAAACTCACCTCCAAGTGTTCTTCTCGTGTATAGGTTTGTTGTGAATGGTTCAAACGCCTCATTATTACCTAAAATTTGAGCTGTGGATGCGGTTGGCATTGGTGCCATTAATAATGAATTTCTAACACCGAATTTAACAATCTCTTTTCTTAATGATTTCCAATCCCATCTACCACTAACATCTTTATCGGTTTTACCCCATAATTCGTATTGGAATTTACCTTCAGACAATGGTGAACCTACAAATGTTTCATATGCACCGTTTTCTTTTGCCAAATCTTTTGAAGACGTTAACGCCGCAAAATAAATTGTTTCAAAGATTTCAGTTTGTAAAATATCAGAACCTTCACTTTCAAATGGTAATCCTAAAATACAGAAAACATCTGCCAATCCTTGAACCCCTAAACCAACAGGACGGTGTCTCATGTTAGAACGTTTCGTCTCTTCAGTTGGGTAGAAATTAAGGTCAATCACGTTATTCAAATTCTTCACAACTTGATAAACATAGTCATAAAGTAACTGATGATTGAATTCGTTATTGATAATGTATTTTGGTAATGCAATTGATGCCAAATTACAAACAGCTTGTTCATCTGCACTTGAGTATTCAATAATCTCAGTACAAAGGTTAGACGATTTAATCGTACCGATGTTCTTTTGATTAGATTTATAGTTTGCAGAATCTTTGTACAACATATATGGTGTACCCGTCTCAATTTGTGCAGTTAGAATTGCATCCATCAATTTTCTTGCCTTCACTACTTTACGAGCAATACCTTCTTGTTCGTATTTCTCATATAATTCAGTGAACGCTTTATTGTCAGGACTATCATAAACATCAGATAACCCCGGTGCTTCGTCAGGTGAAAATAATGACCAATCACCATCTTCCTCAACTCGTTTCATGAAAAGGTCAGGTGTCCACATAGCCAAAAACAAATCTCTTGCTCTCAACTCTTCCTTTCCATGATTTTTTCTTAAATCAATGAATTCGAACACATCAGCGTGCCATGGTTCAAGATAAATTGCAAAAGAACCCTTTCTTTTACCACCTTGATTAATCCAACGAGCAACTTCATTATATGTTTTCATCATTGGTAATAGACCGTCTGATTCACCGCCTGTACCTCTAATATAAGCACCCTTTGCTCGTACATCATGAACGTGTAAACCAATACCACCGGCCCATTTAGAAATTTTTGCAACATCCTTAACAGTGTCAAATAAACCATCAATGTCATCACCCTTATTTCCAATTAAGAAACACGATGACATTTGTGGTCTACGAGTACCCGCATTAAACAATGTTGGTGTTGCGTGAGTATAGAAATGTTGTGATAGGTCATCATAAATTCTCAATGCCATATCTAAATCACCGTTAGCAATACCAACGGCAACTCTCATATACATATATTGTGGTCTTTCAACAATACGTTTTCCTATTTTCAATAGGTAAGAACGTTCAAGTGTTTTAAAACCGAAATAATCAAAATCTAAATCACGTTCTTGATGAACCGCTCCGTCAAGAACTTCTCTGTTCTTCATAACGAATTGGTATACTTCATCAGATATTAAAGATGATTCTTTATTTGTTTTAGGTTCAATAAATGAATATAACTCTTTAATACATTGTGAAAATTTCTTTGGTGTGGTTTTATGTAAATTAGAGACCGCTAAACGACCCGCCAATTTTGCATAATCGGGATGTGTTGTTACCAAAGAAGCCGCAGTTTCAGCAGCCAACACATCTAATTCAACAGTAGATATCCCATCATAAATTCCCTGAGTAACTTTTAATGTTACCAATGTGGGGTCAACATATTCGATATCTAAATCATCACAAAAATTTTGAATACGTCTTGTGATTTTGTCATATCTCATTTCCTCAAGGGACCCATCTCTTTTTTTAACTTTCATCTTCTACTTTATTTTTTAAAAATCTATTTCGTCAAAATTTGTGTTTATGTCATCAATTGTTGACGCGGTGTTGACACCCGCTTTTTGATATTCAGCAACTCTCTTCTCGAAGAAGTTAGTTTTACCCTGAATAGCAATATTCTCCATAAAATCAAAAGGATTTGATGAATTATATACTTTAGGAACACCTAATGACATTAATAGACGGTCAGTTACGAATTCCAAATATTGAGACATTAAATCAGAGTTCATACCAATCAAACGTATAGGTAGTGCCTCTAAAATAAATTCTTTTTCAATTTCTAATGCTCCACAAATAATTTCTTTGATTCTTTCGTTTGAAAGTTTCTTTTCAATGTGGTTATTGTAAAGATGACATGCAAAGTCACAGTGCATTCCTTCATCACGTGAAATTAACTCGTTTGAGAATGTTAAACCTGGCATCAAACCACGTTTTTTAAGCCAGAAAATTGAACAGAATGAACCTGAGAAGAAAATACCTTCAACAGCCGCAAATGCAACTAATCTCTCAACAAATGATTCAGAATTAATCCATTTAATTGCCCATTCCGCTTTCTTTTTAATAGCAGGAACTGTTTCAATTGCGTTGAACAAATAATCTTGTTCTTCTTTATCTTTAATATATGTGTCAATCAACAATGAATATGTTTCACTGTGGATGTTTTCCATCATAATTTGGAAACCATAAAACATCTTTGCTTCGGTATATTGAACTTCATTAACAAAGTTCATTGCCAAGTTCTCATTTACAATACCATCAGAAGCAGCAAAGAATGCCAATACGTGTTTAACAAAGTGTTGTTCATCACTGTTTAATTTATTGTCCCAATCATTAATATCTTGAGCCAAATCAATTTCTTCAGCGGTCCAAAAACACGCTTCTTGTTGTTTATAAAATTTCCAAATGTCATTATGTTGGATTGGAAAAAGGACAAAACGTCCTGGGTTCTCTTTAAGAATCTTCTCACTCATAGTATAAAATTTTTGTAAATTAACGGTTTAATAATTCTTGTCTTCTCTTGAACGCATCAGCCGCTCTGTTTGCGTTGTTTTTGACTTTCTCTTCTTGGTGTCCAAGTAATGTAGTTTGTGTTTCGGTATCAATTCTTAGGAATTTGTTGTCGAATGAACAATTGTTCCAAATGATACCATCTTGACCAATACGAGATTTAAGAAGTGTCATTGTTGCAAGGTTGTGTTCTTTTTGTTCCAAAGTCTTACCAACAGATAAAACAACGTGACCGATTTGTGCCTTTTTAATAGAACCACCCATTTGGTCAGTTGTTACAACTTCAGATGCAATTGATTCACGATTACCTTGAGTTGCGGTCCAAATTGCAATATCAAATTCAGTTGTCATAGCTTCAAGACTTCTCATTACAGAACCCTCACCTTTCCATTCTTCACCAAAATTTGACCTCTCAGGACTAATACAATCAACGTAGTCAATTACCAACATATCTAACTTATTACCGTCAGAAATATACTTTCTTATACGATTTTTGATTTCACTGATAGTGACAGAATCACTTGGTAATTTAACAATGTCCAATTTACCTTTTTTACTCTGTCTGATTTCCTCAACGATTTGTTTTACCTCATCCTTATTTTCTGATTGTAAATCAGGTTCAATGCCCGTCCAAATCGTATAGTGTTTTTTCCTAATGTTATTAGGATTGTCCTCAAAGAAGATTTGTAAAACATTGAAGTCATAGTTATAAGCAGTGTTAGAGAACAATGTTAACAATGTTGTTTTACCTGTTCCTGTCGGTGCTAAAACTACTCCTAATTCACCTCTACCTAATCCACCTTTCAGTGCCCCATCAAGACCGTTAATTCCGGTTGGAATTGCCATTCTATTGTCTTTTTCGAGAGCTTCATCAATCTTATCAAATACGTCAGTAGACTCTTCAGGTGGAATACCAACCTGCATTGCCTTCTGAATAATTCGTTCGATGATGTTGTATTCTTGGAAACTTCCTTTTTCAATGATATCATTGATTTTTTTGATTTCCTTCTTCAAATTCTGTTGTTTACAGAAATTCAACGCTTCATCTTTAGCCCAAGATGGGTCTTGAGTATTATTTCTAATACCCTCCAAAGTGTCAATGTGAATTCTAGCATTTTCCTTTGTTCCAAAATTTGAAATGAACTGTTGTGTTAATTCATCATAATTCGGGGTTTTATTATATTTCCCGAAATGTTCTTTAACGAGGTTCGTAATGAATTTAAAGGATGCGTTATCAAAGTACTGGCTCTCGATTACATCAATTATCGTTTCTGCATATTTTTTGTCTTCAATAATTGACTTCAACAAAGTTTGTTGAAATGATACGCCGAGAGTTCCAAAGTTCTTTTCTGTCATGTTTTTTTAAGTTTATTATAGTTGATAATTAAGGTACGTTGTTTCCAAATTCTTAGAAGATAGTAAAATAGTCAAGTCAGACAAGTATCTCTTCAAATGTGGACGAATATCAACCGTATATCTCACCTTTGGGTGGAAGAAATATGCGGGGAATATTCTTTGAATAAATACATCGTCACCTATCTTAATTTCCAACAAAAAGTGTTCTTTTTGATTGTCTTCGTTAGGTTCTGCAGAGTCCAAACCGTAAAAATATTCTCGATTATCGTATAGATAATCGGAAGTTTTCATTTTCAAATCATAGAAAATTTCGTCACAAATATTTTTCACATAATCGTGAATTTCCATCGAACGACGAGATTTTGGGTTGTGGTTTCTCACATTAAAGAATCGTTGAACTACAATGTTACCTTCAAGTGTCAAAAGTAATTCAAATTTAGTTAAATCTTGATTGTTATTCATGTGTTTTTATTTTAATTAAGGTTTTATTTTTTTCTTTTCTTGTTAAACGTAAAAAGGGGTTTAGGAATCTGACAAATGCGTCGTCCGATTTTGGTAATAATCGGGTTATACCGTCTTCACTCATCATCTTCATTAGGTTTTTATATGACCTACCTTCGGGGTCCATAGATTCATTTATCAACTCGTTAATTGACTCTTTGGCTTCGTCGGTAAGAAATGGAACATCTAAACTAACTATCCTTTCATTTACAATAAAAAACTCCTCACCAAGTACACCATGTTTGGTGACACCTGTTAGTAGATTTGCCGCCAATCTATTTTCTCTGTCATCTTCGAAAAGTTGATTGAATCGGTCAATAATAAATTGTAAAGTGATTGGTTCCGTTCTCAACTCAGGTACAAAACCAAGGAGTCTTCTGACTCCAAGGTTCCTAATACCCGCAATGTTATCTGATGGGTCACCACATAACATTTTCACCAATTTAATATTCTCAATACGAATTTCTTCGTGGTCGTATTTGAACATATCATTTTGATGATACATTTTTGAGTGAGATGGGTTGAACAATCTTGTATTTTCAGATACAAGTTGTGTTAAATCACCGTCGGATGAAAATACGATAATATTCTCATTTGGTGAATTTTGTGTGTAGTATGCAATAGCATCGTCGGTTTCACAATAATCGTACTCACCTTGTCTAACAAACACCTCTTCAAGGTATTGTTTTATTCGGTTTCTTTGTACTGAATAAGAATGAACTTGCTCTTCAGTACGAGTACGAGATTTACGATTTTGTTTGTAATGAACGTAGTATTGTTTTCGACAACTTGAACCCTCTTTTCCGTCCCAAAAGACTACGACTTTGTCCAATCTATGTACATCAATAACTTTTCTTAAAGTATCGATAAAGTGATATAATCCACCAATGTGTTTTTCATTGTGAAATATATCTTTTCTTCCAAAAAAGCCGATGGTAAGTAAGTTATCACCATCAACCAATAATACATTAGACATTTAGTCTTCTAACTTAAAGGGTTCAACAATCAATCTTCGTCTTCGTCTGCAGTAGGTTCAAATTTGATGTCACCAGTATTTGAAATAGTTTCACCAAATAATCTACTAATATAGTCAAGGTGTTCCTTGATGTATGATTCTTTAGAAGCTTTCTCTTCAGCAGCTTCTCTTGCTTGCATAAATCCGTGTGGAGTCACCATAATTTTACCATCACCGAATTGGATACCATTTACGTGGTTCTTCATCACAGTGATTTTACTTCTTGTGGCAATGGTAATCGTTCTCTTGTTTTTAGTGATTGGAATTTTGGTTGTACCAGCGTTCTTCTCATTTCCAAAACGGAATACCAATGTTGAGTTTAACCAAACTGACTCACCACCTTTTGCCTTAATTTTTGGTTGACCAAATGGATTGTCAGGTAATTCTACCCAAGGTTGGTTTACAATAACCAATGTGTTTGTGTGAGGTTTGTCTGCTCTTCTTGAACCCGAAATACGTTGGTTAATTCCCATACCAATTTTATCAGAAAGAACAGATGCATTGTGTTGTTTACCTCCTTTTCCTTCCCATGTCATTTTACATGGTACCGAACCAACAGAATCCCATAAGAATAACAAATCGTAAGGGATATCACCTTTTTCCTGAGCGTCTAATAGTTCATTAATGAAATCAGTAATTTGTTCAATGTACTCAAAATCATTTTTGAAAATAAAGTCACCTGTATATGTGATTTCACCTGTTGCAGGGTCTACTTCTTCAACAACAGGAATACCCATGATACGTGCGTGTTCAAAATCGAATTTTTGTTCTGTAATAATGAAAACAGGGACAATATTCTTTTTAACAGCATCTGCAGCTGCTCCTAAAAGAGCAGTTGTCTTACCTGTATCAGAGTGTCCAAGGAACATGTTAATGTGTCCAAGTGCAGGACCCGGTAAACCTGTGGCATCCAAGAAAGCATCACCTAAATCCAAGAAACGGTCAGGTTTATAGGTAGTCTTACTAGAGTACTTCGTAGTAATACTTGAAATTGAAAAATCTTTTTTCTTTAAAGCCATATCTATTTTTTGTAATGTTTAAAAAAGTATGGACACAATACACAATGAAAGTGTCCATACCTATTTGGATTTAATTAGAACGGTAAATCGTCGTCCGCTTCCTCTTCAGCTTGTGGGTCAACAACTACTTGTTGTACCGGTTGTGATTGTGGAACTGAAACACTTGGAGCTGGAGATGATGGTGGTGCCATCAATGTATCCTCTTCTTGTGAATTAGATGTCCATTTTTTGTTTTCAGAATCCCATTTTGGAACTTCACCTCTTGCAACCATTTCCAAATACTCCTCAGGTTTTTTAGAGTAAACGTCAGCCCAAGTCAATTCATCGTTAATCCATGAATCTGATGTTGTTGGGTCAGAGTGTAGTGGTGATGGGTCAGCCGGGAAGATGGATGTGATACTTGTGTATTCTCTACCGTTACCCGCTTTAGTAAGGCCTAAAGTAATGATAAGGTCACGACCTGAATTTACATCGAAAATGTCGATTTTATTCATCACCAACGCCATGATTTTGTCCATGACACCTTCATTCTTACTGTTATGTTTAAAACGCCAGAATTTTACACCGTCTTGTTCGTTTTCACGGTCAATTACCTTTACGATGTAAAATTTACGAGACGTGTATTGTCTTGCTAAAATTTTATCAGATTCCAACCCTGTCATATACAGAGCTTCACGTACTTCGTTAAGTGGTGAACGTAGACCTTCTTGTTTCGGGTCGTACAATTTCATCCAATTCCCATCTACTTGTACTTCGTGGAAGTATTTTTCCACGAATGGAGATGTTCCGTCCGTCATAGGAACGATACGAATACGTTTTTGACCATTTCTAACACCTTTCGGTAAAACAGTCGTAAAGTACTTTTTTAATCGGTCTTCTTGTGAAACCTTACTTACGTTGCCGCCTGCGGCTTGTTTGTTTTTCTCGTACTGAGCCAGTACTGCATCAAATGTTGACATAAAATTTAAATTTTAAAGTTTAATAAAATATAGATAAAAAAAGCCGAATTACAAAATCCGGCTTAAAGTTTTTTGAAAATTCTTTTGGGGGGTCTTATTCAAGGGTCAGCAAATATAACAATTTACTTAACGATTGAATCATTTCGTCTTTGATATTCATCAAATCAGTATCTTTCGGGTCCAATGTATCAGACATTTCTTCTAACGCCTTAATACATGTGTGTACCATCTCTTTAGGTTTGATTTCATTTAAATTTATAAGATTTATATCCTTATCTTCTTCAGATAATACAAATCTTTCATACTTACCCATTGCGGATTCAACAAAAGAATCAATCAAACCATCCAAAACCTCATAAGTCTCACCAAATGCCATGTGTCTAGCATAACCTTTGGTTTGCCAATGAAAGATTTTCAATTGTGATTGAAGACCTAAAAAGAAATTTACATTAGAAGCTAAATTCATCTTCTTGAGTTTCAGGGTTAAATGTGTTTCTTATCATTTCTTTAGAATAGTCATTCACATCTTGTTTTGTTAAAACATATTCGTGTTTACCTGATGCTGCCATCTCACCTTGTTTCTGTGTGAAGAAATCTTGTGGTTTCTGATTGAACGGGTATGAATCTAAAGAACGCATCTCTAATTTTTCTTGTGGTGTTGGTTCTTTTACCGCCTCAACTTTTGCACCTAAGTCATCAATCTTAGCAATAACCATATCCATCTGAGATAATTTTTGTTCCAAATCACCTAATTTACCGAATAGGTCGTCCATTTTTGTAACAACACCATCGTGTTCAGCTTTGTTGTCTTCAATATCTTTCTTGATTGATTTAGTCATATTAACTAAATCTGTAATATCGATTTCTTCTGTTGACTCATCTGCAGCAGGTGCTTCAGGTGCCGCCTCAGGTGCCGGAGCTTCTTCAGGTGCAGGTGTCTCTTCAGGACCTGCCGGTAATGGAGGTAATTCTCCACCCACAGGTGCTTCCTGTTCGTTCATTAATTTCTTAGCGTACTTATTGATTGCATTAAATCTAGCAACCTCTTCCATTAATTTGTTTTCTAAGTTACTCATAGTTTTAGTCTTGTAAAAGTTGTCTACCGTCTTCGGTAATGAATTTTTTATTTATTCTCTCAACAATACCGTCTTTTGACCTGATGATATAACATTCACCAGTTTGAAGGTCACACTCTTCTCTTTCCATACCATCACTCGAAACGTTTTTAACGTTTTTTGGTGATGTTGAGTAGTTATCTAACGCGTTTTTTAATTTATCGTTATTCATAATTGTTTTTATCTATAAATATCTACATATTGGTAAAACTCGTTACCTCATAGTAGTAATGCTGTTTATTTCAATTGGAAGTAAACCACATCACCATCATATAACCCTAACTCAGACATTAATGAGGGTGACATTGCCATTCCGTAATTACTAACACTCGGTCCAATAGAAACGGGTCCTTGTACTGTTATTGGTCCGACATTAACATCTAATTGATAATTAGCGGTTAGTGATGTCTTCTTACCATTTTTAGGGTTTAAAAATTCGGTTGTTGATGTTGTTATCTTATTTCTAACCTCACCATTCGTCAATTGGAACTTAGTACTGTAGAATTTTGAAGTACTTGAACTAATCTGTGACCATTTAATACTATTAGCAAGATTCATTGTTACACTTTCGTCGATTGGGTAGTTTTGTCCACCCATCTTAACTACCAACGCTCTAAACCATTCACCTGTGTAATTACTGTTGGTCACTTTTTGGATGTCCTTTTCATTATTGTAACCATTGTACGGTACTCCAAATTCACTTACACCCACTTTTTGAACCACAGTTTCACCGTTAGGTCTTGGTGTTCCTCTATCAATCACATATGATGCATTTTGATAAACCACCGCTTCTTGAACAACCGGTTTATTGTCTGCATTTTGTTTAAACAAAGCAATTGCTTTGTTAGACAATTTATCGAACAACACCCTGTAACTCGAAATAAATGAATCCTTAGGGTCAGGTAATGAACTATATGGAATTCGACTTCCTGTGAATTTTGTTGAGATAGTATTATTCTGTATTGAATGAGATACCTCTGTAATCCAATATGAACCTCTAAACATAGGTATGTTTTTTACATAGAAGAACATCGTTGGTTGAATCATTACGTTACCCATACAACTCACCTCACAACTATATGAAGCTTGTTTATAATAGTCAAATAAACTAACGTCAACGTTATATGCCCCCGCACCTGAAGCGGTTCTACCTAAATTTTCCAATATCTCAAATGACTCTGATGTATTTTTCAATGTGGATTGGTCAAGTGTTAAACCTTTGAAAATACCTTGATTTTGGTCACCGAAACTTACCTCGAACGCAACAACTCTATTTGATTTACTTAAATCATTTTTACTGAAACTTTCTAATGATGTTACCACTAATGGGTTGTTATTTACACTACCAATATAGAAACTGTCGTCAGAGAATTTATATTCCTTACTATTTGATAAATCCAATCTTTTAGATGAATTACCAACCAATTGGATAATAATCTTTGGTGAAGATTCTTGGTAATCAACTTCTAAGAATGTACCAAATAGATTTTTGGCAACCGTTTTTGATGGGGCAACTTTACCCTTATTATTATTTAGGTTAGTACCATAGAAATTAACGTATGCCGGTAGAGCTCTCATATCAAGACCACTTCCTTGAATTAACATCGAAATTGCGCTATATAAACTAACCTTAGCATTTTTAGGGTTTAATAGTGGTAATATCCTATCAATATTTAAAAAATACTTATCTCCAATATCTCTGTTTGCTTTGTCTAAGAATAAAAATTCCTCCAATAACAATCTCTGACCAATTGAATTCCCTGCAGTCCATTTATCGTTAAAAGATTTGAAGGTATTATATAATTCTAATTTAGTGTCACTAATATTGTGTCCACCATATTTCATTATTTGTGTACCAACTTTTTCTTTTTCAATATTTTTATCACCACTAATTAATGGTAACAAATATGCCATAAATGTTTTCAATCTATTATCCGCACCACCCGCAACAATATTATCGGTAGGTCTTTGGAATATAGATGTTCGAAGATATTCTCTAAACGCGGTTTTTGTGTTTGTACCTCCTGATTCAACATAACCCGCGTAAATCTGAATCATTGGTCGGTATCTAATAATATTCGTTTCAGTTAATCTAATGTTATTAACAATGAAAAAATTCTCGTAATGTCCGTCAATATCTTCACCAATATATAATTTAATTAAATCCTGATTAGCCGTTGTTAAATCTAACGAACTATATTCAGATTCACCATATCTTGATAAACCATCGAAATTAGTTATTCCATAAAACGTATACGGTTCAATTTCTTTTGGGTTAGCCAAAGTGAATTTCATTAAACTATCCACATTCACGAATCTTTTAGTGATTGATTCCGCTTTTTCTTTTTGTATTGTCTTGAAGCTATTAATCATACCTTCAATGTTTGTAGATGTTACTTTAGATTTTTCAATTCTAACAAGGTCACGTAAAATAGTTTGGAACTCATAATATGGAATGTCTTGGAATTGTTTTACCGTAGTTTCATCATTGGCAATTTCTGTTGAGAATTCGATGAACATTTCTTCAAACGATTCTAAAATTGTAGGACTAAACGTAGCAATTAAATCTATTACTTTTCTATAGTTAGTATCTACTGAGAAGACACTATTTGTGTTTCTCATGTATTGGTCAGGTGATGCAAAAGTCTTACCCGAAAATGATGTTGTTAGGGTTTCATCAGACCACCACATTCTATAGTTATTTTGTGAAACATCACCGTAGTCTACCACATTTTGTGAAATAACATTTCCACCATCTGATGGTAGTAATGTGTAAAACGCATCGTTCGGGTCATAAGTTGAGTTGTCGACAAATACGGTATAGTAATTTTTATCGTTTACAGTTCTTTTTCTATGTTTGATTTTACCTGACGTAGTATTTCCACTATATTCAGTGTTACCTGAAAATACATTATAATGGATATAGTTATTCACCACTTGATGGAAAACAGAGTGATAAAAAGGTGAAATACCGATATCCGTTTGATTTGAATATGCAACGGTACTTCCATCAATTGTGAATCCGGTGAAAGCACTTCCTGTTAATTCACCATCAAATAAAGTACTACCTGTTATTGGTTGGGTAACGTTGCTTGAATTGATAAAAGAATCTAAAATATCTTCCCCGTCAACTATCTTCTTTTTATAACGATGATAAATCGAACCCCATTTAACCATTAAATGGTAAGGGATAAAGTGTGTTGATGATATTTCTTTAAATAAAGATGACACCAACACTGATTTACCATCAAATGTGATTGTATCATCTAAATCAACATAAGGTAATGAGTTCAGTAAAAGATATGCCGAACCAACATACTTACCTCTTTTGTTTAATTTATTGAAATCGGTATATAATTGTTTGTGGAAATATGGTGTGTTTAATATTGAAACACTATTACCACTCAACGACATTGGTTGGTTAAATAAATTTGTTTTATATCCGTCTTTAACCCATGATTCAGGATTAATTGGTGAGCAAATGAAACCATTCTCAGTATCCACCTTTAGGATTCCGTTGAATTTTAAATTATCCTTACTAAATGTTGTCTTGTTTAAATAACCAAGATATGTACTTGAGTTGTATGGGTAAATCTTTGTTCTATAATCTTCAGGAACGTAATTTAATAATTCCTGATTAATCCCCTCTTCATTAGTTAATCCACGTTTCTCTCTTTTAGTACCATATTTCTCTATTGAGAATGAGAAATCAATAATTTCCTCTATATATGGTACCGTAGGAGTATGGTCCAAGAAATAATTAAACCTTTCAAACGGTGATAACAACACCAATTGTCCACCGAATTGTTTACCATCAGGTGAAAGTGAAACAAAGTCATCAATTGTTTTTAATTTCTTAACTAATGCAATTAAGTCAATGTCATCACTTATAGATTCTTTAATGTTTTCATATTCTTCGTTTGCCAAATAGTATAACATTTTGTTGCTAAACGAATCAAATAAGGTTGTATACAACGCTCGTTCATAAATCTCGTAAACAAATGATGATGTTGATTTATCAATATATGGTACCGATTCGTTAATAACATCAATACCACTTATATCGTCAAGTTTCTTTGTGTCTGAATCGGATTCAAAAATATAATGTACGTCTGATACTGTTGGTTCATCTTTGACCACAGTATCTACTTTGTTTGTTACAATTTGTAAGTAATTCTCAACAAAATCGACCTCGGGCCATATAGTTTTATCGTCTGATTTTAATTTCTCAATTAGTTCAGGTTCACCGGGATAGGCAATAACATTTTGTTTTCCTGACGATAATGGTTTTTTAATTTCAGGCCAAGGATAAATTGCTGGAGTGTTTTTACTTTGTTCATCCGTTAACCCTTTTAATAATTTTGCACGTGAAGATGCCGATTCAAACGCCTTATTATGGGTGTCTTTCATCAACCTAATGTAAACTTCAGCGTTTGCTAATAAAACTGCAAATATGTTTCTAATTGTTGGTTCAAATCCAAAACCATTATTCTTATCCTTAATGATTTCATTCATTTGTTTTTCAACAACATCTTCTAATTTCTTACGTTGTTCCTCAAATGATTTTTTGATTTGGAAAATGTCGGCAAAAAGTAGGTCGATTCCAACCATAACCTTTTTAGTTGAGGTTTCAACATTATAGTATGACCCAATATTTTTAACTTGTCCGATGTTTATTTTCTTAAAGTCAGCACCGGTTTTGTTCAATTGATTATTTGAAAATAATAATGACTTTTTAAGTTGTTCAGTGTAAACCGTAACAAGTTTTTCAAGGGTACCATTTACATCTTTTCCTGTTACCTTATCTAATTTGTCCTTATCTTTTTGTGATAGGTAATACCAATTTTGTTGGTTTATTGTTTGATATTCGGTATTAGAAAGATATTGTTTTGACCAAGCTTTGATTGCATTTTCAAAATCACTAATATTTTTCTCCAATTCTTTTATACCTTGGAAGATACTCATATCAACGACATTATTGAAAATTTGTTTTTCTAATATCTTGTCTAATGATTCCGCAATATAACCTAACTCTTTTAATGTTTTAACAGGAAAATCTTGAGGAACTAATCCCTTTTGTTTGTATTGTGAATAAATTGATTTTAATATCGTATACCCTCTTGAACCTTTCGTTACCTTTTTCTCGTATTGACCAGTGTTTTCATTGAACTTTTTATCCTCAGCATTTTCGGTCAAGAACATATATGGTGCATTAATTATTGATGACAATGTGATGTCATTCATAAATGCATATGTTGAACCAACGAATTCTGTGGTAATTTCAAAGTTACCATTACTTTCGTTGAATCGTGATGTAAATTTTGTTAAGTGTAAACGATATCTAATTGCCTTACCGTAGTAACCTTTAACAGTTAAATAAAATATTGGCCACGGTAAATGGAAAAATGCACGATATGGTGAATTTTCAGCAGCTTCGAATAACGTTTTACCCCTAACATCAATAAAAGTGATATTAACTCTTGGTGTAAAATTAGCACCCTTAACTGTAATATTAATAGAGTCAATACCGAAAGTTTGTCCTGAAGGGTCACGAAATGAGTCTGCGGTAAATGTTGAATCGTTTCCTGTTTTATAATTTGATTCTAATCCTTCAATTGGTTTTGGTACAAATGAATCAGTCCATGATGCGTCAAAATTACCGTCACCTCCCTGATTTTTTAAAAAATTTAAATTTCCTTTAGCA